GCCAGCCCGCGTGCGCGACGTGGTCAAGGCCGCCTTGGAAGTGGCCAACAAAAAGGCGCAGGCCATGCAGGTCGAGATCGAGGACCAGCTTGTCGAGTGCGACTACAACAGCGAATTGCGCAAGGTAATCCACGACGCCGCCGTGCTAGGCACTGGCGTGATCAAGGGCCCGATCGTCACCAACCGCACGCGCAAGGCGTGGCAACCTATCACCGACAGTTCGGGCGAGACGGTCCACCAAGTTGAGATCGTGCAGGAGATCGGCCCCGCGTCTTTCCGGGTGGACCCACGCAACATCTGGCCAGACCCCGGTTGCGGCGAGAACATCCACCACGGCAAGGGCATTTACGAGCGCGAACAGGTTACGGCCAAACAAATCCGCGATCTTGCCAAGCAGCCCGGTTTCATGAAGGGCCAATTGCGCAAAGTGCTGGAAGAAGGCCCCAAGCAGTCCGCCACCCTGCGTGAGCTGACCGACGAAGACCAGCGCGACATGACCCGCCTGACGTACGAGATGTGGACCTACTGGGGTGAAGTCGAGCACGACGACCTCGAGGTTGCCGGCGTGAGCGTAGGCGAGAAGGACGAGCTGCGCAGCATCAGCGCTTGCGTCATCATGATCAACGACACCGTGGTCAAGGCGTTCCTGAACCCACTGGAAGGCGGCGATCTGCCGTACGACTTCTACGTCTGGGAGAAGATTGCCGGCACGATGTGGGGATATGGAATCCCGTACCTCATGCGCTCACAGCAGAAGGTCCTCAACGCAGCATGGCGCCAGATGATGGACAACTCCGGTGTCTCCAGTGGCCCGCAGATCGTCGTCAAGCCCGGCGTGATCCAGCCAGCCGACAAGCAGTGGCAGCTATCGGCACGCAAGATCTGGTACGCCACCGACGACATCGACGACGTGCGCAAGGCGTTTAGCACGTTCGAGTTCAACAGCCACCAAGCCGAGCTGGCCGGCATCATCAAGATGGCCACCGAGCTGGCGGATGCCGAGACCGGCGTGCCCACGATCATGCAGGGCGAGAAGGGCGCGGCGCCGGATACCGTGGGCGGAATGCAGATGTTGATGAACAGCGCCAACGTGGTGCTGCGCAGGCTCGTGAAGCAGTTCGACGACATGGTTACACGCCCTCACATCCGCCGGTACTACGACTACAACATGATGTACAACGAGGACGAAGAGATCAAGGGCGACTTCTCGATCGATGCACGCGGCTCCAGCGCACTGGTGGTTCGCGACATTCAGAACCAGTCGTTCCTGAACCTGCTTGCCGCCGGGGCCAACCCCGTCTACGGCATGTACCTCGACACCCAGAAGCTGTTTGAGAAAGCTTTGCAGGCCCAGCACATCGACCCCAAGGAGGTGTTCAAGCCGGAGGAAGAGATCGAGCAGATTAAGGAAGCACAGAAGCAGGCCGCTGCCCAAGGCCCGGCACCCGACCCGGCACTGGCCGTGGCTCAGGTCCGCGCACAGGCGGAGATGCAGAAGGTCCAAGCGCAGAACCAAGGCGACCTGCAAGAGCTGCAAGTGCGCCAAGCGATCGCGGCGCAAGAGGCTGATCTCCACATCATGCAGTTGCAGATGACCCGCGAGATTGAAATGCTGAAACTTTCAAACTCGCAGAATATCAGCATCGAGTCGATCAAGGCTAAGCTGGCCGACACGGCTATGAAAGAACGTGGGCGCAAAGAGCTGTTTGCCGCAGAGCAACAGCTCAAGCTGTCCACTGGATCTGGAATCTAAGGAGCATTTAATATGGCGCTACCCCCAATTAAAATACCGGACAATTTTGAGACGGTAAGCGTTGCCGACAAAGCAATCCAATACAGCGGCTTGCTTGACAAGGGCTATTCGTCGGAACAGATTAACTCGGCGCTTCAAAAGCAAGTTAGTCCTATCGCCCTTGCCAACATGGATGGCATACAAGGCTGGGTAGCCGCCAATCAAAACGCTTCGCCAGAAACAAAAGCCGAGTACGCGGAGCAGCGTGAAGTTGCAGCCGAAAGTGCTGCTGCTGGCTTAGGTGGTTACATAGGTTTGGCAGGGGCCAATAAAAGCGCCCGCCCGGACATGAAAACCCTAGTGGAACAAGCCACTGGCAACACCATTGATAAATGGTTTTATGACACGAAAAACCCGGATTACGCCACAAACCAAGCGGCGTTGACGCGGGCAAGTGCAGCTTTGTACGGCAACGTCGGGGCCAACCCAGATGCCCGCAATTGGGAAGCCATTAACAGCGCGACAGACCCGCTTGCAGCGGCTGAAAAAGCTTTGGCGGCTATGTACAGCGACCCGGCGTATTTAGTTGCTGCCACTGAATCCAATCTAAAAAACGGGTACTTGCCGGAACAATCCGACCAAACCTTTAAGCAAATGGCGGATAGGGTGGGGTCAACCTACAACTCCAATTGGACAACAGGGACAAGGTTTGAGGGCAAGATTAACACCGCCAAATTTATGGCCGACCTTGGCAGGCTGGGAGATGCGGCGTACGATTCTTATTGGGTGCAATGGGGCGGGAATCCACGCGCAAAAGGCGGCGTGGTTGACACAGGAAGCACTACCGGCAGCACCACAGGAAGCACCACAGGCGCCATTGCCGGCGCGATTACAGGCAGCACAGGCAGCACAGGCAGCACAGGCAGCACAGGCAGCACAGGCAGCACAGGCAGCACAGGCAGCACAGGCAGCACCACTTACACGCCTCCGATCGTCAGTGGCACAGCAACATCAGTCCCCGCTTCAACTTCCACGCCGGCGATCTTGACTGGTATTACAGGTGGTACTACGGGCAAGCCCACTACTACCACGCTTCCGACCGGCACTTCGGCAACAACTACAACGGGTACCGTCGGCAGTACGCTTTCCACCGCCGCTCCCGGCACGACAACCTTAGCTGTCCCGGCCAACACCAGTAACACTGGCGTTGTTGGTAATGCCGGCTTTACATCGCAATCAAACGCGGTAAGGCTTGACCCTCTTACGGGAAAACCCGTAGCCGGCCTGATCACTGGCGCCAATACGCTTAACCCCGGCACATTCAACGTATCCAACACATCGTCAGGCAATGTCAATAACGGCGGCTTGATCTCCGGCGTGGCGCAACAGTTGTACACACAGAACGCCCAAGCTGGCCTGCCGACCGGAGTGACGCCGCAAATAGGCCCCATGGGTAACAACACCGCCGGAGCGGGCATGACGCCGTACAACCCGTACCAATTTGCGGCCCCGGCTGCCGGGTCTGCCAATACGCAAGCTGCCCAAAATTGGTATAACCCCGTAACAGGCCAGCGCTGGACATCCCCAACGGGCGGCTACTCTCCGCCTACCGCAGACTGGATTAAGGCGTGAGCGTACTTGCCCGCGATCTCGACGCGTACCAACGCGCCTTAGCCGTCTACAACAGACAGGCTAAGGGGCAGCAGCAGATCGCCAATACGTACAACGCGTCGATAATGCGGGACGCCAATGGCAACCCGTACATCTACTCCGGGCAAAACAACCCATACGCCGCACCGACCGGGCAGTTCTTTGTGGCCGACCCGGCCACCGGCAAATTGACGGCGTCTTCGGCCCCGGACCAGTACGCTGGCATGACCGCCATGACGGACAACCCCGGGTATTCCCTACTTAGGCAAAACCCTACCGGCACCCAGACCCAGACTTTGGGCGGGGTGAAACTGGCGCCCCCAACGGTCAACCCCCGGACCGGCGAAGTTACAGATCCCGGGTATTATTACGTCGAAAACCCGGGAAACCGGTCAACCGACGCAACGCAAATTAGGCTTGACCCCAGCAAATTTAAGGTGGTCAGCGAAGAAAAAGGCGCCATTCGCAGCGGCGACCCGTCCACCTATACGGTCCAGTACGACTCCCCGACCTTCATGGACAAGCCGGCTCCGTGGACAAAAGAGTTCACGGCCAAGGCCCCGGACCCCACCAAGGCGGAGCTTCGGCGGTCGGCCAGCCCCTCTTTGGCTGGCCAAGAAGCCGGGCTAATTGGCCAAGTAATGCAGGGCCGCAAGGCCCTCTAAAATATGTGTTGCGTTCTTGCCACAATGTGTTATAAAATTTCTTCGGGCGAAGTGCGCCCAAAATTTACCAAAGCCAGCCCCTAAGCTGGCTTTTTCATTGAATGACCGATTACTCATCCGGCACATGGCACGAGCTACGCAAATGGGCAGAAGCCCAATTGCATCAGGCCAGAATAAAAAACGATGCTGTCGCGCTCTCCGACATAGAGACAGCCACGTTGCGCGGTGAGATTCGTTTCATTAAAAGATTTCTCGACTTACCCAATGCGGTAACTCGGGGTGTGGTGGTTGAGCCGGAGTAAATCTCGCTTAACCGTGTTAGTCGATCGCCGAAATGCGGTCATTGTTAGGAGAGCAAAAAGTGGAAGAAAACCAAATGTCTTCGGAAGAAGTACAAAACCTTTGGAATGAGGAGGCTGCCAAGCTCGATGCCGACGATAACTCGTCCGCAGTTGATGCCTTAGCCGCTGCGCCGGAAACGCCGCAGGAACTTGCACCAGAACCAGTACCCGAGCCGGAAGACCCACTGGCTGGGCTATCCCCGACAGTCCGTGCAAAACTTGCACAGATTGACGAATTAGCACAGGCAAATGCTCAACTGCTGCACCATGTTAAAACGACCGAGGGTCGCGTGGCAGCAATGCAACGAGAGGCTGAGCAGGCACGTCAAGCAGCGGCGCAAGTCGCACCGCAAGACGCACCATCGCAAGGCGCAATCGTCAATGCAGCTAAAAACCCAGAGAAGTGGGAGCAGCTTAAGCAGGATTTCCCTGAGTGGGCAGGAGCGATGGAGGAATACGTCGCATCTAAACTTGGTAACCAACAGTCGCCGCAACAGCTTTTGACACCTGAACAGGTGACACAGTATGTGCAGCAGCAGGTTGCGCAAACCAAGTCCGAGATGGGGCGCCTCATGGAAGAAGCCCGGATTGAAGGCAAGTACGAGAACTGGCGTGATACGGTCAACACGACCGAATTTGCGCAATGGTTCGCCGTGCAATCGCCAGATACCCGAGCACTCGCTGATAGCTCAGCGGCGCGAGACGCGATACGGATGTTGGACATGTACCAAACAGCCAAATCAGTTTCAGCCACGGACATCAAGCAAGAGCGCGGAGCACGACTCGCTGCCGCTGCGACAACTCGAACTGGCCAGACGCCGCCGCCTAAAACACTTGGCGACATGTCACCAGAAGAACTGTGGAACTACGAAGCCAAGAAACGTGAGCGAGAGCTTAAAGATCGCGGCTATTAACTCAATTTTTGTATAAGGAAATCTAGACTATGTCTATCCAAAATTACGGCACCGTAGCGTCGCGTAACTTAATCCGCGCCGCCCAAGGTATGCTTGAACACGCCCAGCCCATCACTGTTTTGGGCGACTTCGGTACTCAACGTGAGATGCCCCAGAATTCGACAGACACCTTGGTGTTCCGTCGTACTCTGCCCTTCGGCGCATCGACCGCCGGTACCACAATCGAAAACTCCAGCCGCTACGTCGGTACACCGGACATCACCGCTTCCAACTTCGTGTTGGCTGAGGGTGTGACTCCTAACGCAAACACGATCTCGTTCCAAGACGTATCGGTCCAGCTCCAGCAATATGGCGTACTGTTCAAGTACTCCAGCAAAGTTGAGCAACTGTACGAAGACGACATCCCCGGCGAAATGGTCAAGCTGACTGGCGAGACTCTGGCTGAGGTGATGGAGATGGTTCGTTACGGCGTGTTGAAAGCTGGTTCCACTGTGATCTATGCAAACGGCTCCAGCCGCTCTGCAATCAACACAGCTATCAGCCTGAACGCAATCCGTAAAGCAGCTCGTACTCTCGAGTCCAACCGTTCACGCCGCGTGACCAGCCGTCTGGCTCCCGGTGTTAACTTTGGTACCCGCGCAGTGCAGCCCGCCTACGTTGTGTTTTGCCACACTGACGCTGTCAGCGATATCCGTAATCTGCCCGGTTTCACCCGTGTGGAAGAGTACGGTTCATTCAAGCCAATCCACGACCGCGAAGTCGGTGCTTGCGAAGACTTCCGCTTCATCAGCTCTCCGCTGTTGAAGTCGTTCTTGGCAGCCGGCGCTTCGGTCGGTTCGAGCGGCATGCTGTCGGTTGGTGCTTCCAACGTCGACGTGTACCCCTTCATCATCATCGGTGAAGACGCTTGGGGCCAAGTTGCTCTCAAGGGCATGTCGGCAATCAAGCCTGTGGTGCTCAAAGCATCGCAGACCAACCACGCCAACCCACTGGGCCAATTCGGCTACGTGGGCGCTTCCACATGGTTCGCGACTGTGCGTCTAAACGACGCCTTCATGGCCCGTATCGAAGCCGGTGTGACCGCTCTGTAATGACTAGGGGCCGGGGCAACCCGGTCCCGTCTTAACTAAAGGAACACACCATGAGCAACGCAGCTTATTACAGCCTTCTAAACAACGGAGAGCTGACCGGCGACGTTATCGGCGCCGTTGTGGCCACCCCGCCAATCGCAGTTACCGGCGCTTTGACTTGCACCCGTGACGTTAACGGCGGCCGAGTGATGGTCGTCAATGCCGCAGCAGGTTGTGCAATTACTTTGCCCAACGCTACCGGCACTGGCTCCATCTATCGGTTCTTGATTGGCACCACCATCACATCGAATAGCACCA